CCTTCCGGCTAATGACGCTACTTCTATATCTGCGCGGAATTTCGGCAAGGGAGTCATTGACGAAATCGTGGAGGAGTTCCAAAAGCGCGAAAAACAGAAACAGAAGATCAAAATCATGACGGAGGTTATGAGATGGAACTGAGAAGCATGACAACTGAACAGCTCGAGGAACGCCTCGCCGCGATCCCGGCGGAGCTGGACACTGAAGGCGCTGACCTTGACGCCCTCGAGGCAGAGGTACGCGGAATCAAAGAAGAGCTCGAAGCTCGCAAGGCCGCGCAGGCACGCCGCGAAGAAATCAGGGCGGCTGTCGCAAACGGCGCAGGAACGGTAACTCAGACATTTACGGAGGACAAGAAAGTGAACGAAAAAGAACAGCGCGCGGCGATGATGGACGCACTCGCCGAATACATCAAGGGGAATGCCACGCCGGAACAGCGGGCTCTGCTGACCACTGCCGCAAGCGGTGGCACAGTGAAGGTATCTAACATCGTCGACGACTTCATCTGGACCGACTGGGACAAGTCCCCGCTTCTGTCCAGGATCCGGAAGGTTTACGTCCGTGGAAATTACTCTGTCGGGTACGAAGCGGCGGCATCCGGAGCGGTGAAGCACACCGAAGGCGCTGCGGCTCCGGCAGAGGAAACCCTGACGCTTGCATACGTGAACTTCGTCGAGCAGTACTACAAGAAGTGGATCACTGTATCTGATACAGTTCTGGCACTCAAGGGCGAGGCTTTCATGCGCTACCTGATGGATGAATTCGGGCATCAGCTTGCAATCGCGCTCGAAAATGCCATCGTCGCCGAAATTGCGGCGTCGGATCTGTCCGCAAAGGTGACGAACGCTATCGACAATACGGCGGCCATGGCCGGCTTTGCGGCGCTGTCCGACGAGGCAGTGAACCCGGTCGTCATCGTATCCAAGACGACCTATGCGGCGATCATGAACGCCCGCGCCACGACCGGCGCAAAGATCGAGGATCCGTTTAACGGCATGGAAGTGCTCTTTAACAGCACCGTGACCGGAATGCTGGTTGGCGATCTCGACGGCGTCGTCGCAAACTTCCCGGAAGGCGAAGACTTCCGCTTTATCGTAGACGAGACCAGCCTCGCAGAAAAGGACATGGTTAAGATCGTCGGAAAGATCCTTGGCGACATTCACCTTGTCAGGCCGAACGGCTTCGCGGTGGTGACTGCGGCGTGACGATCGAGATCATCAGGGACGCGATGATCACGGTTAAAGCAGGGCAGACAGTCGAGGTTTCGCCGGAACAGGCTGCCCTTGCCATTAATCTTGGGTTCGCGAAAGAGGTAAAAGAAAAGGTTGCGCCGAAAAGGGCGTCCGCAAAGAAGAAATGACAAACAGGGGAGGTAAGTGATGGCAAATGTTGACAGTTCTGTATTGACGGCGGCAAAACTCGCCGGGAGGATCACGACAGACGCCTACGATGAGCAGATCGTCGACCTGCTGAATGCGGCGCTGATGGATCTCGGAGTAGCCGGTGTCAACATCCCGGAACAGTGGGACAGCCTCGTGCGTCAGGCCGCCATCACCTACTTCCTTCTTCACTTCGGGGCGCCGGAAGAATATGACCGGCTCAAGCGGTCCTATGACGAGCAGAAGGCGCAGCTTGCGACCTGCACGGGGTACACTACATGGACAGATCAGACGTAATCGAGCTGGTCGCCGAAAGCAATGTGCGTGACTCCAAAGGCGTCTGGCGGAAGACCGAGGAGGCGAGGCGGGTATTCTGCTCGGTCTCGTCTGTCTCGCGCGCAGAGTTCTTCGAGGCTGGCCGCAACGGGCTAAACCCGGAATATGTATTCACGGTATTCTTCGGCGACTACAACGGCGAGCGGACGCTCCGGTACAACGGGCAGGCATACGGCATATACAGAACATATCACGCGAAGACGGACACCATGGAGCTGTACGCCGAGCGGAAAGGCGGCACAAATGGCGCGGCAGAAGGCAACGGCGGCTAACCTCGACCAGATCATCAAGGCAGAGCTGGAGAAGTACGGCGAGGATGTAAAAGAGAGCCTTGACGAGGCGCTCGAAGACGCCGCGAAGCGCGGCAAGGAAGCCGTCAAGAACGATGCGCTAAGCCTTTTTACCGACGTACATCTTCCGCGCGGGAGGTACGGCACCGGGTGGGCGGTCAGCGTCAACAAACAGCGGTTGAAATCCGTCTTTACGATCCACAACAAAAAGTACCCGAGCCTGACGCACTTGCTCGAGAACGGACACGCGAACAGGGACGGCGGCAGGACACAGGGGCGCCCGCATATCGGGCCGGTGGAGCAGCAGCTCAATGAGACGATCGAGAGGGAGGTAATCAGGAAGATTAATGACATTTGATGATGTGGCGGCGCTGATCGACTCCCTCGGGATCCCGTCGGCGTACTACCAGTTTCCGAACGACACCGAGCAGGCTCCGCCGTTTATCTGCTTTTATTATCCAGGATCCGACGACCTGTTCGCGGACAACAAAAATTACCAGAAGATTGAGGCTCTGACCATCGAGCTTTACACCGATGAAAAGGACTTTGATCTTGAATCACAGCTTGAGGCCGCGCTGACCGAGGCTGGTCTTCCGTATTCACGGGACGAGACCTACATTGAGTCGGAGCGGCTCCACATGACCACATATAACACGGAGGTTTTAATTAATGCCTACAGTGAGTGAAAACAAGATTAAATTCGGCCTTTGCAACGTGTTCTATGCCAAGGCCACCATCGCCGCAGACGGATCCGCGACCTATCAGACGCCGGTCGCGATCCCGGGCGCGGTCTCTCTGTCCATGGATCCGCAGGGCGAGAATTCGCCGTTCTACGCAGACAACATCGTCTATTACGTCTCTTCGGCGAACACCGGTTACGAGGGCGACCTCGAGATCGCGAAGGTCCCGGATAGCTTCAAGAAGGACATCCTCGGATACGTCGAGGACACGAAGCAGGTGCTTGTTGAAGACGCGGGAGCCGAGGCGGTTCACTTTGCGCTTCTGTTCCAGTTCGAGGGCGATGTCAAGGCGACGAAGCACGTTCTCTATAACTGCACCGCTACCCGTCCTGGCGTCGCTTCCCAGACAAAGGAAGACACGACTGAGCCGCAGACCGAGAGCATGACCCTGACCGCGACGTCGATCTACAATGCAACTCTCGACAAGCACATCGTCAAGGCGGAAGCTGGCCCGAATGCGGACGCCACGACTTACAGCGGCTGGAACAGCGCCGTCTATCAGTCCGCGCAGTAAACAGGGGAGGTAGCAAGTGAGAAAAACTGTGAATATCGGGGATCGCCCTGTTGAAATGTCCTCAAGCGCGGCGGCGATGGTCCACTATCAGCGCGTTTTTGGCGAGGACCTGCTCGCCTCGATTGTGGGCTCGCCGTCCGAAGCGGAGGCGACAAAGATCTTTACCCGGCTCGGCTATATCTACGCAAAGGCGGCGGAAGGCGCCGACATGAAGGCGCTGTCATTGGATGGCTACGCTGAATGGCTTGATGCCTTCGAGATGGCGGATCTTCTGGAAGCCGTCGGCGAGATTGGCGAGCTGTACACAGCTTCCGCAAAGGGCTCCATCGCCCCAAAATAAAGGCCCGTCCGACAGAACGGCCCTATACGACAGGACTCTTTTTACTTCGTGCGCTCCAGGTCGGGTTTACACTGCCCGATCTGGAGTTTTTGGATATAGGGCAGGTTTACGACGTTCTGACAGAGGCGGGCAGAGATGAGCACAAGTGGCAGCAGCTTGCGACACAGGCAGATTTTGACAGGTTTTAACGGGTGACACTATGGCATCGAACCGGATAAAAGGAATCACAATCGAGATCGGCGGCAACACGACCAAGCTTCAGGCATCACTGAAGGATGTTGACAAGCAGCTTGGAAAGACCAAGTCAGCGCTCGCCGACGTGAATAAACTGCTGAAGATGGATCCGAAGAACACGGAGCTGCTCCAGCAGAAACAGAAGCTGCTCGGCGATGCCATCAACCAGACGAAGGAACGCCTCGAGAAGCTCCGGGAAGCACAGAAAAACGTCAAGCCGGAAGACTGGGACGCCCTCCAGCGCGAGATAGCGGCGACCGAGTCGGACTTGAAGAGCCTCGAGACCGAGTACAAGAGCCTTAAGACGACGGCCTCGGATGCGCTGGTCAGCGCCGGCGACAAGCTGAAGAGCCTCGGCGACAAGATGGGAAAGGCAGGGGAGACCCTGACGAAGAACGTAACCCTGCCGATCGTCGCCATCGGAACAGCCGCGACAAAGTCGGCGATGGAAGTCGACGAGGGCTACGACATCATCATCAAGAAGACCGGCAAGACAGGCAAGGAAGCGGAAGCGCTTCAGCGGCAGATGGACCGCGTCTTTACCAAGCTTCCGACCGACGCCCAGACTGCCGGGAATGCCGTCGGCGAGGTGGCGACTCGATTTGACGTGACCGGCGACAAGGTGGGCGATCTGGCGGCGGAGTTCGTGCAGTTCGCGGACATCACCGATCAGGACGTTTCGAGCGCGATTGAAAACACTGCCAAAGTCATGAAGCAGTTCGGCATCGAGAGCGACAAGGCGGACGAGGTGATGGGTGCGCTTACAACGGCGAGCCAGAACACCGGCGTGTCGATGGATACGCTTTATGGCGCACTCGAAAAGAACGGCTCCACGCTTAAGAGCATGGGTCTCAACCTCGGAAAATCTGTCGATCTGCTCGCGCAGTTCGAGGCGAACGGCGTCGACTCAGCAACCGCTATGACGGCGCTTCGGAAAGCCCAGCAGGTAGCGACGAAAAACGGAAAGTCGCTCGGCACGACGCTCCGATCGGCGACAACAGCGATTAAGAACGCGAAGACCGACACTGAGGCGCTCCAGATCGCAACGAAGGTATTCGGCACGAAGGGCGCGGCTCCCATGGCGCAGGCGATCCGCGAGGGCAGGCTGTCCTTTGACTCGCTGAACGGGGCCATGGGGCAGTATAAGGACACTGTCAAGCAGACCTATGAAGAGACACAGGACCCGTGGGACAAGATGAAGGTCGCCATGAACAACGTCAAGGTGGCGGGGGCAGAACTCGGCTCCCAGCTGATGACGGTGCTCGCGCCGATCATTGAGAAGATCGCGAAGACAGTCGAGAAGTTCACGAAATGGTTCCAGTCGCTCAATAAGGGCCAGCAGGAACTGGTCGTGAAGATCGCCATGGTTGCGGCGGCGCTCGGGCCGGTGCTCCTGATCCTCGGCAAGGTCACAACCAAGGCAGGGGATGTCATAACAACGATTAGAAATGTTAGGACGGCAATATCTGCCGGCGGCGGTCTGATCTCGACAATCACGTCCCTCGCCACGACGGCGGCTCCGTTCCTCATTGGCGGCGCCATCGTAGCCGGCGTAATCGCCGCTGGTGTCCTTATTTACAAAAACTGGGACAAGATCAAGAAAGCGGCAAAAGCCCTCGGCAAAGCCGTCAAGACTGCATGGAGCGGCATTAAGAAATCCGTATCCGATGCCGCAGGCAAGGCAAAAGACGCGGCGTCTAAGGCTTGGGATGGTATCAAAACAAAAACGTCCTCGGCATGGTCGGCGATTAAGTCCACCGTCAGCACGGCGGCAAGCGGAGTCAAGACAGCGGCGTCTAAGGCTTGGGAAGGCGTGAAGACAGCCGCGACGACAGCCTGGAACGGCGTCAAGACGGCGACTTCGACCGCATGGACGGGGATCAAGTCGGCAGTCGGCACAGCCGCGACAGCGACGAAGACAGCCGTGTCGAACGGTATGAAGAATATTTCCTCGACAGCTTCGAAGATCTGGGAGAAGACGAAGAGCATCACGTCGAACGCATGGGGCAGAATCAAAGGCGCGGTCACGTCCGGCGCCGGAGCCATGCGGAACGCTGCAGTGACGCAGCTTACCCGAGTGGGCTCGGCGTTCTCGACGACATGGAGCAAGGCGAAAAACCTTGTCAGCGGCGCACTGTCGAACATCGCAAACAGCGCCCGGACGAAGTTCTCCAACATCAAGCAGTCGATCTCGAGCGCCTTCAGCGGGCTTCGGATCTCGGACCCGTTTTCGAACATCAAGCAGAAGGCTTACAACGCGATCCAGTACATCCGGAGACTTTTCTCGTACAGCATCAGCTTCCCAAGGATCAAGCTCCCGCATTTCAGCATATACGGCAAGTTCAGCCTGAACCCGCCAAGTGTGCCGCGAATCAGCGTACGGTGGTACAAGCGAGCATATGAGAACGCGCTGATGTTCAACAGCCCGACTGTGCTCCAGACGCCCAGCGGCTTAAAGGGATTCGGCGACGGAACCGGCGGCGAGATCGTATACGGGCACAGACAGCTCATGCGGGACATCGCGGAGGCAAAGGGCGGCGACATAACGGTCAATGTTTACGGCTCGGACGGCATGAGTGTCAATCAGCTTGCTGATGCGGTACAGCGGCGGCTCGTGACCATCCAGCGGCAGAAAGAGGCGGCATTCGCATGAGTCAGGGTTATCTTAATTTCGGCGGCTATGACAGCCGCAATTTCGGCGTATATATCACCGGCTCCGGGGTCTACAACGCTCCGGAGCGTGGTTATGATTTTATCGAGATTCCGGGGCGCTCCGGAGATCTGGTCGGGAATGAACGGCGATACCGGAATATCGAGCTGACATACCCGGCTTTCATCTATCGGGACTTCAAGACGAATATGCAGACATGGCGATCCGCTCTGCTTGCGACGACCGGTTACAAGAAGCTCCGGGACAGCTACTACCCGGACGAGTTCCGTTTCGCCTGCTTCTATGCCGGCGTTGAGGTGGAACCGACCGCAAGGGGCGACGCCGGAAGTTTTGACCTGACATTCTACTGCAAGCCGCAGAGGTACCTGGATTCCGGGCAGACAGCGATCGCTTACACGACCTCTGGACAGACGCTCGTGAATCCGACGCCATTCAATGCGCTCCCGCTGATCCGCGTGGACGGAGTCGGGACGCTGACGATCGGCGATTATTCCCTGACGATCACGGCGGCGGACAGCTACACGGACATCGACTCCGACACGATGGAGTGCTTCAAGGGGACGGTATCGAAGAATGATTACGTCGTGCTGGCCGACCACAAATTCCCCGAGCTGAAGTTCGGCGAGAACGCGATTAGCTGGACGGAAGGCATTACGAGGGTTCAGATCCAGCCGAGGTGGTGGCTCTTATGATTCCAATTTTGTATAACGGAACCGAATCAGAGTTCCTGACAAACGGCATCGGGCGGCTGACGGACTGCATATCCTGCGTTGTCACGGAAGAGCGGAACGGGATCTACGAATGCGAGTTCGAGTACCCTGTCACCGGCGCCCACTTCGCCGACATCAAAGAGGGGCGGATCATCGCTGTCACACACGACGAGAACGGCGACGTACAGCCTTTTGACATCTACAAACGGTCGGCTGAGATCGACGGCAAGGTTACGTTCTCGGCCCGCCATATCTCGTACCGGCTCGGCTGGACGGTGGTGATGCCCTTCACAGCGACATCGTGCAGTCAGGCGCTGTCGAGGATCCCGCAGTACGCTCACGGCGGGACGCCGTTCACCTTCTGGACGGACAAGGCGGTCTCTGCTGACTACAGCCTCAAGGCTCCGGAGGTCATCAAAGGGATGCTTGGCGGTCAGGAGGGGTCGATCCTCGACGTCTTCGGGACGGGCGAGTACGAGTGGGATCGCTTCGCCGTGAAGCTGTGGCTCCACAGGGGCGAGGAAAAGCCGGTTACGATCAGATACGGCAAAGACATGACCGACATGACGCAGGATCTTGATTTCGGCGAGTCCTACACCTCGGTGATCCCGATCTGGGCGTCACCGGACGGATCCTCTGCCGTGATCGGGAATCAGGTCAACGGCGGAACCACCCTAACAGACGTCGGTCCGTGGTGGTACGACGGACAGCGGCTGCCGCTTCTGGCGGACACGGACGAAGAACTGTGGTTCGAGGCTCCGATCGTCAGAACGACCATTCTTGACCTGTCGGAGCAATTCCCAACTCGACCGACTGCGGCGACGCTTACAAACAAGGCGATTGAGACGCTCCAGACTAATAAGCCGTGGATCCCGACCGAGAGCATCGAGGTCGATTTTGTCCGGTTGTATAACAGCCCGGAGTACGAGAGATACGCCCCGCTCCAGCAGGTCGGGCTCTGCGATACCATCACCGTACTGTATCCGGAGCTTGGCGTAGAGGCTTCGGCGAAGGTCGTCAGGGTCGAGTACAACGTTCTTCTCGACCGCTACGACAGCATGACGATCGGCGATCCGGAGACAATGTTTTCTGACATTCTCCACGCACAGACCATCGAAGAGGTTGCGAGAACGGCGGCGACGAAAGAGTACGCCATGAACGCTGCCTCGTCACAAGCGAATCTTTTGGCAGGGAGTTCCGGCGGCTATGTGCTGATCGGACGAGACACGGACGGGCACCCGAACGAGATCCTGATCATGAACGCCGACAACCGGGAGGCGGCGGCAGACGTCATCAAGATCGACAGAACAGGGATTGCGTTTTCGACAAACGGGTACGAAGGCCCATATACGACAGCGTGGACGATTAACGGCAATTTCTCCGCAAATTTCATTAACGCCGGAAAATTGACGTCAGAGGACGGATCGACATATTTCGACTTAGATGACAACGTCATTGAATGCGCCGACGCCAGCACCGGGTTTGCTGTACAGCTTACAAAGTACGGCATCAACTTTATCAGTATTGACTCATCCAGCTCCCGCACGCAGGTCGGGTTGATTGCCGCGAGCTCGAATAACCATAATCCCATACTTTGCTCTACTAACGGGAGAATTCTAATACTCGGCTATGTCCACCATGACCATCAGCGAGGGTAATGCGAGCCTTCACGATGGGGTTGCAATGCGAGTAGCAGGAGGTATTGTATTTGGAACAGACTCAACAACGGCCGCTAGCAACAGGGGAGTCCTGCGCTACAGCCATCAGCGGCAGGCATACGGCGACTCACATTACATCAGGGCGCTGTATACCAGCGGCATTGATTGCTTTTTTGTCGAGAACAGCAATACATCCCTGCACTATGGATATGCGATCTGCGCCTACAACGCATACTTTACGGCGGGCGTCTCCGCTCTGGGATTTGAAAGCACATCAGACGAGCGCTACAAGGACGTAAAGCCGTGGGATCAGAGATATGACGACCTGATTGACAGCCTGACGCCGTTCCTGTTCAGATGGCACGACCATACAAGGGATGACGGCAGGCTCCACCTCGGACTCGGCGCCCAGACCGTCGAGAAGGAACTGAAGCGTCTCGGGATCGAGAACAGCTCACTCGTTAAGCAGGACTCAAGCGGCGAATACTCGCTGAATTACGTCGAGCTGTCCGTCCTTCTCATGAAAAAGGTGCAGGATCAGCAGAAACAGATTGACGCACAGCAGGCAAAGATTGACGACCTCACGGCACGCCTTGAGGCTCTGGAAAGGAGGCTATCCTAATGTACATCCATGACTTACCGACCGGCACGCCCGCCGATACATGGCTCGTCCCGATGGACGACGGCACGCAGAATTACAAGGTGCCTTACACGGCTTTCTTCCCGCCGCTCGAGACCGTGACCGACTGGAACACGGAGTATGACGAGACTCGCCGCGTGCGCTTCTTAAGTGCGTACAACGCCACGAATGCGCCGGCGTCGTCTGCACATATCATGGGAATCGAGTTCAACCGCTCCGCGACCCAGCGCGTGCAGATCGTATCGCGCTCAAATTCTTCCTCATGGCTGATCTATCAGCGGCACTACAATGGCTCAGGCGGGTGGTCTGACTGGAAAGCCTTCACTATGGCATCGTAAAAAGGGGGTACGGAATATGGGATATGTAGTGGTTGAGATTCAGACATCCGAAGGGCAGGCACCGGCTCCGCTCACGACGACTTTCACCGACCGCGCGCAGGCGGAAGCGGACTACTACCGCGTCTTATCTGCGGCGGCGGTATCGCCGATCCGGAAGCACGCGGCGGCTCTTCTGGACGATACCGGGTTCTGCCTGATGCGCGCCGGCTATGATCGGACGCCGGTCGAATCATCCGAAGAGGGCTGACCATGGACAATGATCTGATGACGATCGCACAGGCCGTCGGGGAGCTGACACGAACAGTCAAGCAGCTCTCCGAGGTAGTTGACCTGCTTTTCGGGTACGTCGCCCGGCACGCAGAGAAGGACGAGCTGGAACGGATCGCTGACAGCGTAAAAGGGGAGGACTGAAGAGATGGACATCGGGACTATAGTTGTAGCGGCAAGCATTCCGTCGGCGCTGACTGCTTTTTTCTTCTGGCTCTTAGAGCGGAAGATCTCGAAGGGAGAAGACGCGAGGAAGGCAGACGCCGCCAAGAAGGACGAACAGCGCCGAAGCTATGAAGCCTGTCAGCTTAACATGACGGTCGCAAGTATGGCGCTCTCGGAAGCCACAGCGAGAGCTGTCCAGCGGATCCCGGATGCTCATTGCAACGGGGATATGGACGCGGCGTTGATGTATGCGACGAAGATAAAAAACGACCAGCGGGAATTCCTGAGAAACTTCGCGATCAGCAACATTGATTTTTAAGGGGAGATTTATCATGAAAGAGAAAAGAACCTGGCTGTATGCTGCGAGCGTCCGTGCCATCAAGACGGTCGCACAGACGGCGGTCGCTACAATCGGCACATCGGCGGCCATGTCTCAGGTCAACTGGAAGATGGTCCTGTCCGCTTCCGCACTGGCGGGGATCCTGTCCATGCTGACATCGCTCGCCGGGCTTCCCGAGGTGGACGGCTGACATGGCCTTCAAAAAGTACAGCCTGACCGACTCCCAGCTCACCCAGATCACCCGCCTCTGTGTCCAGGAACAGGGGAACCTTGACGGGATCCGGGCGGAGGCGTCCCTCATGGCGAACCTGCTTGAGACCTCGACGACCCGGATGGCGAAGTATGGGACCGGTGGAACGGGACTGTATAACTTCGTCCGGAACGGCGGATGGTTCTATAAAGCGTCGTACTTCATGGATAACGGCCACTGCACAGCCGCGCAGAAGAAGGCGGTCAAGGAAGTGCTGGTCAGCGGAAAGCGGACGCTCCCGCAGTATGTCGACGAACACGATTGTTTGACGGACATCAAGAGCATCAGCACCGGAGACGTCTACGACCGGAGCGACTACAAGCAGAACATCACCGTGATCCGCAACCGGATGGGGAGCACGTACACCTTCTACTGCTTCCCGGCTCCCGGGTGCGACCCTTTCGGCTACACCGAAGCGGCGTACAACTGGGTGAAGAAGACCGGCGGGGCAGTCCCGGCGCAGACGGACAACCGGAAGACGGTCACGACCACGCTCCCGGAGATCGGGAGAGGCGACGAGGGAGACGCGGTGGCAGTCTGGCAGATCATCGCGGGCGTTAATGTTGACGGCGACTTTGGACCGGCAACGCAGGCGGCAACAATTAAGTTCCAGATGGCGCACGGATTAAAAGGTGATGGCATTGTCGGAGTCATGACGTGGGCGGAAGGGCTTAAGAGTGTGAATTGATGGGGCGGGGGAACCGTCCCTTTATTTTTTTGCATAAAATTAAATAAATGTTGTTTTTATTGTTGACATTTATATAAATGTGCGATATACTTACATCATAGCAAGGAACAATAAAAACACAGGGAGGACAAAGAAATGAAGCAGTTCAGAAATATTGATACAAACGAGATTTGGAGCGAAGAGGAAATCCGCATTGAATATGAAAACTACCGCGATGAAAGCGATTATATGAAAGAATTTGATAACTTTGAAGACTATCTTGACGATCAGCTTCTCAGCGGAGTTCTGGAAGAGATCTAAAAGGAAGCGAAAACACAGAAAGAACTTGCAGACAGAGAACCGCAAAACTTGACAGTGAAAATCATTAAAAAATAACATTATCCCGTCCCGGAGGTTACGAGGACAGAAAGAAATGTCACTTGAAAAAGCACTTCGTTGAAAGCGAGTATTTGATAGGGCCAATCTGATCGGGACCGATGCCGATCTGGATGCGATCATGCTGAGCTATAAAATTTTCAGAGAAATGTATTACTCAAACGAAGAGCAATACGAAGAATGTTATAACCATCTTGCAAAGAAATTAGGGTTTTAAGAAAGGAGAACACTATGAATAAAATTATCAGCGGCAAGAGATATTCAACAGACTCCGCAAAGGAAATAGCATCCGATAGTTACAGCAACTATACGGACTTCCACTACTGGAGTGAGACGCTTTACCGCAAGAATACCGGTGAGTACTTCCTGCACGGCGAAGGCGGACCAAGAAGCCGTTACGCCGTCACTGTAGGACAGAACCAGTGGAGCGGCGGAGAAAAGATTATTCCGTTATCAGTTGAGGCGGCGCAGGCATGGGCGGAGGAGCACTTGACCGGCGATGAATATGAAGCTATCTTTGGTGAGGTAGAGGAAACCGCCACAAAGAGAACCATCTCGCTGTCCCTGACGGAAACCGCTATTGAAAAGATAAAGCGCGGCGCGGCTGAAGCTGGCGTGAGTATGTCGGAATTTGTCGAGAGCTTATTGCCGTAAGGTTACTACTTTGGTTACAAAAACGGCATAAAGCCGCTAAATAAGCGGGTCGTGAGTCTGTTCGATTCTCACGCGCTCCCGCCAGAAGTTACCCCCGGAAACACGAGGAATTCATCAATTTCCTTATGTTTCCGGGTTTTTTGTTTGTCATGGATTACGGTATTTTGGGACGCTGTAACGGCGCTTTGGAGCCCTGAGGTTACAAATTGGTTACAAGTTTTCAGAACAGATTATTGATGGCTGCGCTCGCCCGGTTCCGCGCCATGGAGTGCCGATAGACGGCCTTCATGACGTTCGCCGTCTTCCATCCTCCGCCGGCGAGGATGTCTGCTTCTGGGATCCCGATCGAATGGCAATAGGACGCGAAGAAATGCCGGCAGTCATGGAGCCGGTACGGTGGGAATTTATACCTGACGAGGAAGTCATGGAACTGGTTCGTCAGAGTGCTCGGGTGGTATGTCGGGACGCCGCGCTCCCGGATCAGGTCGGCGAGATCCGGGCTGAGCTGAATATAGCGGTTCGACGTGTCCGTCTTCGGGGCGTCGTTGGTCGCGCATCCGCCGCCGTCCATGAGGACCTTCGAGCGGTGGATGTGGAGCACTCCGCTGTCGTCGAGATCTGACGGGGACAGAGCACAGATCTCGCCGCGCCTGAGACCCAGCAGGGCAAGCTTGACCGGAACCTCGAGCCGGCGACCGTGGAGAAGGCAGAGCATCATCTTAATTTCGCCAACACTCGGGATGTCCCGGTCGTGAGTGACCGGCTGTGCGAGGATCACACGGACGGGCTGGTGGTTCTCAGCGATCAGGACGGAGTTGATGAGCCCGATCCAATTCTTGATGGTGCGGGGCGAGTATCCACGACGCTGGGCGTCGTCAATGACTGCCTGCGCGGCTTTACTCGTGACAGCGTCAAGTTTCAGGCGGCAGAAATCGCCGTACAGCGTCGAAAGCGTCCTCATGACAGATTTATACCCTCGGATGCCCGACGCGCTTCTGTGGGGCTCACGCGCGCTGATATAGCGGTCTATGGCGTCCAGTAAGACGGGACTGTCCATGGCGACGTGCTGAGTCGTCAGGTAGTCCGCGATCTTCTGGGAGACCTCTGCGCGCGTGGCCCCGGAAAAACGCTTCGTCTGGTTTCTGGCGACCTTGACGACAGCGGTATAGCCACGCTTGGTTTTCGTGATCTTCATATCATTTTCTCTTTCTTTGCGAAAAGATCACAATGATTAACCCCATCGCTATGACGAATATGCTTTCTGCGGCACCTGCTCCGCCGGCAAGCATGAGAAGACCAAAAATCACGAAGATCAGCCCGATGATCAGAAGCAAAATAGACATAATCTTGCGCTTCCTTGGCTTCAGAGCATCGTTGTTTATCGGCTCCGGTACCGGTTCTGGCTCCGCTTGCTCAACTTTGATCACGATTGTAACTGACGGGGTCTCGTGCACATCTTCAACGACGGTCAGCTTGTCTGGATCGTCATCGTTCTCAACAATCAGCTTAACGTCGCCGTAGCATATTTCTCCTAGGCGCACACCTCTAAAGTCGGGGGATGCAAGCAGTTCCCTCACCCTGTCTGTTTCTAATTTCTTGATATACCCGATAAATCTCCCATCAGCGACAACCTTTATCGCGTTCGGATCATACCGATTTGTCGGCTCCGGAACGAGCTCAACCGGCACCGATATGTCGGCTTCCATTTTGTAAATGCGGTCGCCATCTTGATAGTCTTCTAGCAGCTCTTTGTTCGACCGGCTGTATTCTTCGTTCGGCTCGGTTGCGAGCGCCCTGATGTTGCTGACGTGATGAGTCACGCCGGCGACTCGAAATTCTACGTCTCGAATCATGTCTTTCCCCTCCCGTGCGCTTCAGCTTCTACTTCCTGAACATTTGACCGCTCGAAATCCTTCTTACAGTGCCTGACGGCGTGACTGTAAGCCTCGAGCCTCTTGTGATCCGACAAGCGGCGGTTGATGTATATCGTGTAGTCTGCGTCTTCCGTGTCTGGGGTTACCATTTCGTGTACATCATTCGGTAGATCAATCAGGTATACATGAACGTCCGGCATTTCATTTCCTTCTGGCTTCCTTAAGGCGGCGCAGGATGTCGGCGGCGGCCTGCAAGTCCTCTGGCGTCGCGTCTGCGGCGGCGTCAAACAGGACACGGTACGCAGGATCGTCGAAAAGCCTCTGCGCCAGTTCTGCGGCGTCAGGGTCAGTATACCAAGGTTGCTGTACATATGAGGCGACACCATTTATTGCGTCGGTTTCTCCGGACAAATACTCAACAGAGACGCCGAAAAAGTTCGCAATCTTCTGGAGCTTGTCAAGCTTAGGAGTGTACCTTCCAGCCTTCCAGTCCGTAAAGGTGCTGTATGGGATGCCGGTCTCTCTCGATATTTTGGCGAATGTCAGCTTGCGCTCTTTCATAAGACGTTCGAAGCGTTCAAACATGGCTAAGACCTCACGGAAAAACGTGAAATATTCCTTGACATGTCACGCAAACCCGTGTATTCTAGACTGGAAGGCACGGAAATCCGTGAAGATGACAAAAGATAGTTCACGAAAAGCTGATATTTTGATTCTGGACAGCTTCATTATATACGGCTTTCCGTGAATTATCAAGCCACTACATCTTGAAAGGAGGTGTGAGCTTGTACGCAAAATACGCAAAGCTGCGGGACGAAAAACAGATGACCGACAACGCCGTAGCAGTCGCAAGCGGGGTCGCCCAGTCGACGATTTACGACTGGAAACAGAGGGCGGCAATAAATCCTAAGGCTAGTTTGTCTGTCGAGAATCTTCTGAAGATCTCGAAGGCGCTCGGCGTAACAGTTGATTACTTTGCACAGGATGAATGAGGAAAGCCATGAAAAAGTACTAATGGAGGTACGCATGGAGAGTTGCAACGAAAACTGTATCGAGTGGCTGAACGGGTCGGACACGATCACGGTCACACTGTCGCAACGGAGATTTATCAACAAGGTTCGGAGGCTTGCCGAAAAACACGAGAAAAGCGTTGAAATCGTGGCTGAAAACGCAGACGGAAGCATAGTGGCACATTTACCCATCAAGGCATTGAAGCTTTCGATTTATAACCAATCTAAAACGGTTTCTTCGGGGGTTCTGAGCAATTTAAGAAGGGGGAAAGATGACACTGAGATCAGCGAGGACTTGCCATGAAGACCAGCAGGACGCAGAACATCGTCCGAGCCGCATTAACCCGGCGCGGGCTGACGGTAAAAGAGGGCTGTCGCCTCGCGTGCATCGCGGTCAGCACATACTGCGATCACGCACGGGATGACGCCCTGACACAAGACGAGATCAGGCGA